GCGAATTAAAGTAGTTAAAGAACGCATGATGCCTCAATCTTTTGGGTTGTCATTTAATGACTTGGCTTTGTTTTCCGTTTTTGGCGTTTCGCCGGCTTTGTTAGACAAACTTAAAACATTTATGACGATTACAGGAAAGAAAATAACTGACTGTTCCGCTTTGATGGAAGGTATATCAACCTTCATAGGATTACTTAGGACTTTATTGGACGAAGCTATTGCAGCTTACCCGGTATTAGCGGTTTTAAATCCTTTTAAGAAAGTATTAGAGAGCATTTTAGAATATTTTTTGTTGAATGGAAAATTAAAAACCGTTTCAGATATGTATGCAAAATATGTAAAAAACCCCCAAATTATGTTTGAGGCTATTTTTCGTAACGAAGCCTTAGAATTAGGGATAAGTTGCGAATCTGATCAAGCATTTTTAAATTATATAGCGAACACCAACAATCGTTATGCCAATATAGTATGGAAAGCGTTTTTAGAGAACGTCGTCAAATACGCCAAAACGTATGATTCGACTAGTAGACCAGAACCTATTTGCATAGTTTTTGACGGACCACCAGGATGTGGTAAAACCGTTCTAGTAAATCAATTAACGCAATTACTTAAACAAAGTAAGAGCATATACGTACATACATGTCCTCCTGTAGAAGGAGGAAAAGATTTTTATGATGATTACAAGAATGAAGATGTTATGGTAATGGATGATGTAGGCCAACAGGGAATTTCCCAATGGCGAACCATTATCAATTTCGTATCACCGATTAAATACCCATTATCATGCGCGCAAGCGGATAACAAGAACACAAAATTTTTTAATTCTAAGATTATCATTTGCACGACCAATAATTTTGAATCGCTTAGTTCTTTTACTAAGTCAGATTGCATATCTACTCCTGAAGCTTTATTTAGGAGGGTTCATTTAGTTAACGTTAAGAGGTCAGCCGACCACGACGAATTTAAACAAGATTTAACATATAAGAAGTTTGATCATGTAGATGAAAAGAGATGGAAGAATGAATTTATTCACGAAAACGCCAAGATAGATTTGGTCACTTCTAAGAACGAAACAGAAGGAGATGATACCTTAATTTGGCTTATGTCATTAATTAAATCTTTAGAAACATGCAGAGATTCTAATGCCTCAGAAACATTATTATCCACTGAAAGAATGGAGCGAATTTTAAACGCGAGCAGACCTAAAATAACAGGTAAGTTTGTGGATGCACAAAGTTCACCGTGGCTTAATATGCTATGGACAGGATTTCATGGATTTAAATTAGTTCAAGAATGGATGAGTAATCTTAGTACCTTTTTAACAGTTTCATGCACTGCCGCTACAGCGGTTAGTTGCATCGTCAAAGGAGACTATATGACAGCTTTAGGAGTTGCGATTAGCACATCCATCACCATTGCATTGGGGAAATACGTATACAGCTCGTTTTTCTCTCAAGTAGCCAGTCACACGACTCCGATCGAGTTGTGGAAAACTACTATAGAAGCATGGGAATTAGGAGTGAAGAATTTTGTTACACAAGGTTCGATATGTGAAGATATACCACTCCACATCACACAATTGTCTCGGCATTCAAGAATTATTAAATTTACGAACGCTGAAGGACGTGATATGTTTACGCACGGAATAGTTAGCGGACAGCACTTAATTTTGCCATCCCATGATGATTTGCGCGGTTTATATATCGACCTTTACCAGTCATGGGATCACTACACCAACAAACACGTAGAAGCAGAAAAAGTTAAAGTTGAACTCGTAAAAGAGTATTTGACATGCGACATTGCCGTTTACAAATTTATTGATTTTCCACCTTTATATAAGAAATTTAAAACTCTTTTTAAGGATTCGGATACATCTAACCCGTTCATTTATATGATAATGGGAACGAAAGTCATTAAAATGTTGAAAGGAATACACGTTCGCAACGCACCAAGTTTTACTTCGTATGCGTCTGCACTTAATAGTTATTATATGTCACCAGGATCTGGATTTGAGACACCAATCTCAGCCGCAGGATTATGCGGTTCAATGTTAGTAGACGCTGCAGGCGTCGTAATCGGAATGCACACAGCAGGAGATGACAAAGGAGGATATTGCACAGAGCCCACGAAAGCCATAGCGTTAGAAATAAATGCGTTGATTAATAATGGCCCTGAGTGCGAATTTGAAATAGATACTAAGATTGTCCCAAATATATCGGGAGCACGATTGCGCTACGATGAAGGAGAAATCAATAAGAGATACCCTATTGCTAAAACAATGTTTGTCCCAACTGAATTTCACGAAAAATATAATGAGGATGTAGATAACATAATGAAGGAATGGTCGTTAAGATCAAAAAGACCTCCGATAGTCAAAAATCCCATTGCAGTAATTGAAGAAGCAGCAAAGAAGACTTTTAAACCGCAAGGCGATATTAGCGATGCAGAAGAGAAGTATATAGAAGAAGTCATATCAACCATGATTCCAGAATTTGGAGAAATATCATGGGATGAGGTTGCATTCGGTAATGAAGATTTGCCACGAATAAATAAAGACTCCAGCAATGGATATGGACTTTTAGTAGGTAAGACAGAGTATATAGATTACGAAAACCGCAAGATTTTAGATATAACATACGAACTCTTGGAAGATTTTAGAACAAAAGCTCATGCTAACGAAGTTCCCATTTCATTTATGTTGGGAGTAGAGAGTATCAAAGATGAATTACGTCTTATGGAAAAAGCTAGAGACCCAAGAACTTTTCGAGTAGTACCATTGACCCACATGATGTGGAGCAAGAAAATATTAGGAAATGTGTCCACCCACATTAAAGCACACATGCACGAGACAGGTATTTGCGCAGGGTTTAATCCCTTCAAGGATATGGATATATTAGCACGTAAGTTGAATGAATCAGATGTCAAATGCGACGCAGATTTTAAGAAATGGGACGGTTCTTTGATATCCCGTATTATGAAAATAGTAGGGAGAGTTTTTAAGAAGAAATATAGAGGAGATAATGAACCTGTTTTACAGGTCCTCATGGAGAATGTTTACAACAGTACCGCTCTTATATATGATGCCGTTTGGAGAACAACCCACGGAATGCCTTCTGGCACCTGGTTGACCTTCCTTTTGAATTGCTTATACAACAAAGCTTTAACAGCTATTGTTTTGCATAGAGGCGGTGTTACAGACCCCAGAGCAATATATGAAGTGGTTGATTACGTAACAGGAGACGACAAGATTTGTGGTGCTTCGGGAAAGTATGCGAAGATTTTTAACGCTTTCACTATAAAAGATGTAGCCGAAAGCCTAGGAATGTTATGTACCAACGGAGATAAATCAGAGATACTTGCACCATCTGTTCCCTTTGAAAAGTTGAATTACTTAAAGAGAGATTTTAAATACAGCAAAGCGTTAGATCGCTGGGTTGGAGCATTATCTTTGGAAACGATTATGAATACCATACAATGGAGAGACAAGACTAAAGACGCCAACGTAGTAATGCGAGGGAAATGCCAATCAATGCAAATTGAGGCTTTTTTACATGGAGAATTAGTATATTCAGTCTTTTGCAAGTTAATTAAAAAGACTGCACCCCAAATAATGTTGTTTTCGAGAGACAAGGTTTTAGAAATACTCAACGATGATGAAGGTTACAAAATTACCTGTGGATTAGCCGCTAAGGATATTTCATGGTGTTAATTAGTGATCAATTTATTAAACTTATTATTTTGTAAATACACACACATACATTATACCTATTTTAGGTAACAACGTTTTGAAATATTATCAGTTATAATTCTTATTCCATTTGAGGAGCTAGAATTTTAAAACGTAAACAATACAAATGGATATTCCCGATTGATTATAGAGGGATGAAAGAACAATAATCGCAGAAAACAAAACAAACAACGAAGGTTCTGTTGCACCTATAAGCGACAAATATATGTCCTCTTTAAGAACAAAAGAGGTTATAGAGCCTAAATTTATATATTCAGAAATACCCAAAATTACAAATGTCAGAAAAGATATGGAGATGGATTTTTCGCGTATATACAAGAAACCTTATCTCATAGGGGTGGAAGGATGGAGCACGACAGATCCCGCAGGGGCTACGTTATCAGCTTTATCCTTACCATCTAGTATAATGACCAACACCAC